CTGTGCCGGTTTGAGTGTTGCCAGCTCTGACCACCGCCCGCCGGTACTAATCCCCAGCAGGGCAACCAGCAGATCATCACCTGTAAATGACTTAAGCAGCAGCGCAATTTCTACTTTGTTAAGGAAAGTCATTTCAGGGTTAGCCTCTGCTAATGGTGGCAAACCATGAACGGGGTGCACCCCAGCAAACTCTTCAAGTTGAATCAGTTTCGTGAACATGCCTGATAAGCGGTACATGTCACGGTTTATCGTCGATGCGCTGACTCCCTCACTAAGTCGCTTTGAACGGTAATCCATAAGTATTCTTTTGCTTAACCTTGTAACTGGTATGTCTCCCATATCACCAATGGTTTTAAGCAAATGATTAAACTCCTTCGTTCCGCGCTCATGGTTCTGTCCGTAATACTTCCACCATACGTCCAGCAATTCTGAAAGCGTTCTACGATCCGCTCGCTTCCCCGCCCATTCTTTGGTCTGTGCGTTCGCCAGAGTGTAGCGCTCAAAAGCCAGTGCTTCGGCTTTCCTTTCAAACTTCCGGCGAATGCGACGTCCTTCGCGCCCGCGCGGTCTAATGTCCACTTCATATCGCCCATCATCGAGCTTCTTAATAGACATAAGAAAGCCCTCCGGTGGGGTTGTAACTATCTTGGTAACAAATAGTGAAAATGTAATGCTTATAAAGAGTTAACCAATCTTCTTCTCGGAGTGGTCTGATTTTGTTGCATCTTGCCCATTGTGCGCGAAAGCCGGTGCGATCTGACCAGCTTGCGGCGCGGTTTTATCTGTCATAAGCCAAAGAGCATATTTCTCAAAACGAGGAGAGTTCGTAATCCTTAAGACGATCTGTAAGCCGGGATCACTTTGACCGCTTTCATAGTTCTTGATTGTTCCTTGCGCTATGCCGCTAATTTCGCTGAATTTCATTTGTGTTAGTCCCTCAGCTTTCCGTATCGCACGTAGTTTCTCTGCAAGATTCATTTGACATGTTCCTAAATTAGTGACTATATTCACCGCCAACAAGGTCACGAATTTGTGACTTATAGGGCAAACCAACCCCGTCAGGAGTCATCCTGAGCCGTTTTAAAGGGGCTGGATCTTGCAAGGTTAGCATGTAACCACATGAGAAAGGAGTGTGTTATGGAAGCAAACGACTACGTTATCCAGTATCCGCTTGACGCAGTTCACCCTGATAAATTCGCGGAATTGCTGGGAAAACCTCGCACCGCAGTAGTAGCGATGATTGAAAAAAACAAACTGCCGGTCATTGAGTTTCGCGACCCGGCAAAACCAAAAGCGCGTGCCGGTGACAAGCTTGTTTTCATTCCTGAGTTCAATCGCGGCGTGCGTGAGGCGTTTTATAACCGCCCGGCAGAACAACGTGATGCATGGTTGTTGTGGATGGGGCTATGACTATGAATGAGCCACGCTGCATAGCTCAGTTACTCCGTAACGAGAGCCCGACCCCGATTAACTTCACCATCACCCACGGCCGGGGACGTAAAGGCATCATTATCCGTACCCGTAAGTCTGGCATTCTGGCCGCTGTTGTTAAGCACATTATGAAAATCAGAGAGGTGTCAAAATGGCTGTGATGACTCTTGATTTGGTACAAAAACAACCTGCTGCACTGCGCGTTGTCATCGGCAAACATCTTGCAGAAGCTCGCTGGCAGGACTCTTGCGATTTTTACAATCAGATGATGGAACGCGACCGCCTGACGGTCTGTTTTCATGCTCAGCTTAAACAGCGTCACGCGACCATGCGTTTTGAAGAAATGAACGATGTAGACCGTGAGCGTCTTGCCTGCGCGATTGACGAGCTACGCGGTGCGTTTTCTAAACGGCGTCAGGTCGGAGCCAGTGAGTCGGCGTATATAAGTTATCTGACAGTAAGCCAGCGCCGCACTTTATTCCTTCACGCAGGATTAACTGAAAAGGAATTTAATCAGCCTTACTGGCGAGTTAATGAGGAGTCATGTTATTGGCGTGAGAAATTATTCCGTGCTCTACGTGAGTTATTCAGCCTCTTTGAATATGCCCCAACTATTTTGACCTCGGTTAAGCCCGAGCAATATTTGCATTAATTAAATAAAGGAGATTTTTTACGCGCTTGAATGCGTGGGACATCTTTTTGTCTGGAGCCGGGTAAATGGAAAAACAAATATCAGTTCCTCGCAGCAACATGAAAGAGTTGTTAGCGCAGGCCGCTTTTGAGGCTCAGATAGTCACCGCGACGCGTTTTGCGTCTGCGCTCGATTCTCTGATAGCTCACATTTGCAAGTCAGAAATGAACCGCACAGAAATCATTGAGCTGTTGGGGCAGGAGTCCGAAAAGCTTCACAGCTCTATATTAAATCGGCGTTAAGTTATTAAGGAGCTGTATGAGTATTAATATTGTTATCGATAATAAGTTCGTAATTACCAGCGACCAGTTCCAGTTTATTTTGCAGGAAAAGAAAATCGCTAAGTCTGGAAAAAATGCCGGTAAAGAGTGGCTCGATACTGTTGGTTTTTATCCAACAATTGGCAAGCTCGTTTCCGCTTTAGTGCTGCACAACATTTTAACCGGCGAAGCTCGTCAGTTTTCTGAATTAGAGAAGCAGATCGAGCAGTTAGGTCAAAAATGTCTCGAAGCATTCACCACTAATGGCCGTTGAGACCCGGGGGCGCGTTGCCCCCTCGCCACCCCCACCACTACCAAAAAGCACCGGTGAGAATTTCGTCGGTGCTTATCCGTGGAACAAATCTCGCGAGGCCATTGGCCGCGACAGACCCCTTACACGTGCCGAACTCCGTCAGGTGCAAGGTGTTTTAAACCGGATTGACCGTCTGCCGTTTTTCCTGCAAACGCTGTTTATCTCGCGTTATAACTTCATCCGCCGCACAAAGAGCCCTTTGGGTGCGCTGTATTTCCTCAAAAACACGTTTGAGCGCAAGCTGCTGCCGCGTCTTGAGCGTGTTAATGAGCTGTGCGGGATGAATGAATCCGCCTCGATAGGTTTTTTATCTGCGCGTGATGAATATGCACGCCTGCCGGATATGAACGACAAAGAGCTCAGGAAATTTGCGGCCAGAATCGCCGCTCAACTCTGGAGCAGATACGAAGAATTAAGCGATGCATGGGCGCAAGCGCACGGCGGCAGAGAGACTCTTTTCACCGATGAGGCGCAGGCGCATTTATACGGGAAAGTTGCCGGTGTTGCGCGCGCTTTCAACCTCACACCGATGTACTGGAAAAAATACCGTAAGGGTCAGATGACGATCCGCATGGCATTTTCCGCTATTTCACGTCTGATTAAGGATGAGTGGTGGGTTAACCAGCTCAAGGCGCAACGTATGCGCTGGCGCGAGGCGCTGCTCATTGCTGCCGGTGAGGTCAATAAAGACCGTTCCCCCTACGCAAGCAAAATGGCAATCCGCGATGTTCACGCGCGCCGCCTGGCTAATCTCGAATACCTGAAATCCTGCGAGCTCGAAAACAAAGTCACCGGCGAGCGTATCGACCTCATTAGCAAAGTCATGGGGAGTATTTCTAACCCTGAAATCCGTCGAATGGAGTTGATGAATACTATCGCCGGGATTGAGCGCTACGCGGCCAGCGTGGGTGACGTGGGGATGTTTATCACACTAACCACACCATCAAAATACCACCCGACCCGACAGGTCGGGAAAGGCGACAGCAAAACAGTGCAGCTCAATCACGGCTGGAACGAAAGCGCATTCACGCCAAAAGACGGTCAGCGCTATCTGTGCCGAATCTGGAGCCTGATGCGCACCGCGTTCAAAGATAACGATTTAGAGGTTTACGGGATGCGCGTTGTCGAACCGCACCACGACGGCACGCCGCACTGGCACATGATGCTGTTTTGCAAACCCGGTCAGCGTAAAGCCATTAACGAAATTATGCGTCGTTATGCCCTCAAAGAGGACGGTCATGAAAAGGGCGCGGCAAAACAGCGCTTTGAGTCACGTCATCTTAATCAGGGCGGCGCGGCGGGTTATATCGCTAAATACATTGCCAAAAATATCGACGGTTACGCACTCGACGGCCAGCTCGACCACGACACCGGCAAGCCTCTGAAAGATACAGCCGCCGCCGTCACCGCATGGGCGTCTACATGGCGCATCCCACAGTTTAAACCAATTGGCCTCCCGACGATGGGCGCTTACCGCGAACTGCGCAAGCTGCCGCGCGGCGTGAGTATCGCCAGTGAGTTTGACGACCGTGTCGAGGCTGTCCGGGCTGCTGCTGATGAAGGTGAATTTGACCTGTATATCATCGCGCAGGGAGGAGCAAACATTAAGCGTGATGCTCAGGCCGTCAGGGTCGCCCGTAAGGTGACGGATGAGGTCAACGAATACGAGGAAGATATCGAGAGGGTGGTCGGTATTTATGCCCCTCACCTCGGGGCTCACCGTGTCCGTGTAACCCGTACAGCCGAATGGCGCATCGTTCCAAAGGTTTTGGCCGTTGAGCCTTTGACTTTAAAAAGCGGCTTCGCCGCGCCTCGGAGTCCTGTCAATAACTGTGGAAAGCTCACCAGCGGTGGCGATCCAGTTATGAACCCTACACCGCCTGAGCAAGCCGCAGCTGTGATAAATCTGATTGAGAGCGGGGTTATCGGCTGGAATGAGCCGGACGTCGTGAAGGTGCTTAACGGGGCGTTAAAAGCTGGCACACCGCGCAAAAATCGCCAGCAAAGAAGCAATGCGCCGCTCAAAACCAGCGAGCAAGCGCCATCAGCCAGGATGACGAAATCCGAAAGAGATCGCGTCGCAAAAATTCGTTGCGATTTGGCTCAGGAGGGCATTACCCCGGAACGTTGGGAGCTCGAAGCGCTGGCACGTGGGGCAACAGTGATTTACGGAGATAAAAAATTCAAATATGCGTTCGTGGAAGAGTGGATTGATATGCTGGTAGTGTCCTTCTTAAATGGCTAAAATCCGTCTAAATTAATAATCCTGAGTGCGGTGTCATATGAACGTTATCAAGTCACTTGAAAAATTTGAGAAAAAAAGAACTCCCGATAATGGGAAAATAAGTTTGATGTATGAGAATGCAATACATTATGACATGTATTCGGTGTATATGATTGATAATCAAGGGGATAGGTATTTATTCGATCATTACACGGATGGGCAAGTCATTGCACGTAGATGGGATGATAATGAAGAGATGTTTTGTATCGACGCTGTGCTTAACCCTAAAGAACTTACTTTAAATTCCTTCTCAGGCATTTATTATTACCATGCTCATGAATTGAGGTTTAATTCGTTATCAGATTTAAGTTGGTTTTCAGAATTTAGTTTTAGGGTTAAGTCTGACTGGGAAAATAGACGATTTAGTAGAGAGAAATATCTTTATAGGCAACGTAAGCAAGATATTACAGATGTCATGAGCGTTTTAAGCGCAGTGGTAAGGATTTATAGAGAGCAAGTAGGCGAAAACCATTTTAGTAAGTGGCAAATAATGAACGATGTTGCTGGTAAGTTATGGATTTATCATGATGATAAAGATCGAATGCAAAAAGATCTTCAACTATGTCTGGACTCTCTTGTACAAAGTGGCGACATTACTGAATTCCAACACACTTATAAGCCAACGGGAAAAGCTATTACGACACTTTCGGACCTTAACAAGGAACAAGTACGTTACAAAGCTAATGCAGACAGTCAAAGAAAGATGCTTTTTGCTACTTTGCTTTCTGCGCTTGCAGCATTGGGTAGCGCCTATGCCGCTTTTAAAGGGATAAAGTGAAATTAGAGCAATTACAAATTGCTCCTAGCCACCTTGTATTTTCCTACCACATTTTAAATGCAACATTGCATGAATTTGCATTCGTTTTTTATTTAAGGATTTGCCAGCCAGCGCCAGCGCTGGCGCGGCTCGGGGCTGATGGTGCACCTGCATTAAAAGCGCCCCGTTAAGCGTGCAGGCGAGGCGGGGATAGCACTGCGCGCCAGACGTGGTGACAGGATTTATTTTACGCGTCTGTGCGCGTCGTGGTGGCACGCTGTTGAGTGCGGTCGGCTAATGAGGTGCTGGCGTGGTTGCGCCGCGTGTGCGGTGTCTGGCTGGCTCTAAGAGGATGCCGCCCGGAGGCGGCATTCTGGCGGGGGGTTACTCGGTTTCGATGTTGTAATCCTTAAAGCAGATCACCTCTAAACCGAGCCATTCGTTGATTTCCTTGAAACGCTCCTGCAACGGTGTCAGCTCGTTACGCACAAATACCCGCGCCACCTTCTCGATATCGCCCATTGAGCCGATATTTTCGGGCTTGCCGCCCATAAGCTGGAACGGTACGCGGTGCGCATCGAGCAGGTCGGCGGCGCTCACCTTTTTGATGTTGAAAAAATCATCCTTCGTGGCGACTTCACTCAGCGGCACAATCTTGATGCCGTCCGGTTTCCCGTTCGGGGCATAGAAAAACAGGTTTTTGAAATTACCGAGCCCTTTCGAGTCGCGCATCGCGGAGCGCAACGCCTCGACGTCTGTGCTGCTCTGCGCCGCGTCGGTGACGTACATGATGTAACCCGCGTGCGCGCCGTTCTGGTAATACTTGCGACGAAACAGTGTGGCGGATTCATTCAGCCAGGCAGAATTAAGCGCGCTAAGGTATTCCGGCATCCCGTAGAGCTCCTGATTGATGTCGGGCTCAAGCAGATGACAGACTGAGCCGGGGGCGAACTGGTGCGGGTGCGTGAAGTCCGACACGTACCAGTAAACCCCATCCTCGACACCCCGGCGGGTGTATTTGGCCGGAGAGGTTTCAAGCTTCATGAGCTGGCCGGTCACGCTCATGCGCTTCTCAAGATAGCCGTTAGCAAAAACCAGATAATCGAGCACAAGGCGGCTGAAATCCTGCCGTGAAAGCAACGGATGCGGGATGTAGGTGCTCGTCAGGATGTTACGCTTCACGTAAATCGGGGAGCTGTGATGCACGGCGGCGCGCAGGCTTTTCGCCAGCCCGGAGAAGTTGACCGGCGGCTCGTACCATTTGCCGTTATTGATGCACTCGACATAGTCGAGGATATCGCGGCGATCCAGAACGGGTGACGGCTCGCCAAAGGTGAACGCCTCCATTTTCTGCGGTGCGCTGGCGGTCATGTTGGTCTGTTTTGGCTGTTTCTTTTGGCGTTTTTTCATCTTAATTGATATCCAGAATCGAGGTTGAATGCATACCGCTACCGGCGGAAAGTGGCTCGTTTAACAGGGCGTGCATGGTCGCCCATGCGATATCCGCGTGGCTGGCTTCCTCACTGCGGCTGGCTTCATAGGTGGCACTGCGACCGCTGCTGGTCATGGTTTTGCGGATAGCCATGAATGACTGCGTGATGTCGGTCGCACCGGCGTCATACTCCAGACACCCGCGTCGGATGGTGTCTTTCGCTTTCAGCACCATTGCGGTTTTCATTTCCGGTGTGTAGCGGATAGCGCGCGATGCCGGGAAGAATGAACGCACGAGCTGGTAAACACCCTGGCCGATGCCGGTCGCATCGATGCCGATATAGTCGACGGTGTATTTCTCGGTCAGCGCACGGATGGCCTCGGCCTGCGCGGCAAAATCCATGCCTTTCCACTGATGACGCTCAAGGATGCGGAACTTGCCACCGGCAACCAGTGGCGGAGCCAGCACCGCACAGCCTGCGCTGTCGCCGGTGTGTGACGGGTCGTAGCCAATCCAGACCGGACGCCAGTTAAACGGACGGTCAGCGAATGGCTCGAAGTCCTCCCATTCTTCCATCGTATCGACCATGCAACGCTGGAGCTCTTCGAACGGGAATACCGACGCTTTATCGTCAACGAACTCGCACATAAACAGGTTACGGAAGTCATCCGCGCTGTTTTCCTGTCTGAGCTGGTCGAGGTTAAACAGGGTACAGCCCCCGGCGAGCGCGTCCTCAATGGTGACAATCTGCCGCCACTGGCCGTCCCCGCATAACATGCCCCCGGCAAGCGCCTGATGACTGATATCGATGTCGACACGTTCGTCGCGGTTACTGCGGCCACGGTTAAACAGCTCGCCTGACCAGAACGGGTATGCGCCGTGCGCCAGCGTGGATGGCGTCGAAAAATAGGTTGTGCGCAGGTGCGACTGCGACGCCATACCGGAGGCCACTTTTCGCAGCTTCTGGAAATTGGGTATCCAGAAAATTTCATCGACGTACAGGTCGCCGTTGTGACTCTGCGCGGTGTTGGAGTTGGTCCCGAGGAATATCAGCTCTGCGCCGTTGTTGCCGATGACAATCGGGTCGCCTGACAGGTCGACGTCGACCAGACGCGCAAAGGCGATGATGTACTTACGGAAAACGTAAGCCTGCGTTTTACTGGCGGATAAAAAAATCTGGTTTTGCCCGGTCTTAAGCGCGCGCAGAAGCGCCTCACGCGCGAAGTAGAACGTTGCGCCAATCTGGCGCGATTTGAGGATGTGGCGGATGCGGTGCTCTAACCCGGCTTTATGCCACCTGAGCTGATACTCAAACGACTGGTCAAAGAAAATCTCTTCCAGCTTTTCAATCGCTTCTTCACTGAAGAAATTGCGTTTCGGCTTTTTGCGATCACCTCTGTTGCGGCTGGCGATATTGGGGTTTAAATCCACCTCGTTTCCGGTCTGGCCGTAGCGGTTCACGCGCGCGAGGCGCTCCATCTGGCGCGACAGAAAATCAGCGACCTTAAAGTCGTGCGGCGTCAGGTCGGGCTTGGCGTAAATCTGGATGAGGCGCGCCTCTAACGTCGACTCAACGCGGTTAATCGGCGCGGTTTCCTCCCATCCATCACGCTGTTTCCAGCTCTGCACCGTGGGGCGCTTGAGTTGCAGCATGTCGCAGATTTGCGGCACGGCGAACCCCTGCCAGTACAACAGCCGCGCCTGTCGTCGTGGGTCATTGAGTAATGAAAGGTCAGTTGAAATGGTCATGCTTACCTCGTTTTGATGTTACGAGGCAAGGCTAAGGAAATGACCGTGCTTAATCGCTAAACCCCTGTTGTGTCAGGGATTGCACTTCCGCAACAGGTGGCTGATGAGGGGCTGAGCCGGGAAACTAACCCCGACCCGAAAACCCAACATCAGGACACCTGAACAATGGCAAAGAAAGTTTCTAAATGGTTTCGCATCGGCGTCGAGGGTGACACCTGCGATGGCCGTGTCATCAGCGCTGATGACATTCAGGAAATGGCCGACACGTTCGACCCGCGCGTCTACGGCTGCCGCATTAACCTCGAACATATCCGGGGGCTGCTGCCTGACAGTCTGTTTAAGCGATACGGCGATGTAGTCGAGCTAAAAGCGGAGGTTATCAGCGATGGCTCTGCGCTCGACGGCAAAAAGGCGTTGTTTGGCAAAATCCAGCCCCTTGACGAGCTGGTCAGCATGGTTAAGGCCGGGCAGAAGGTTTACACCTCAATGGAGATCCGCCCGAATTTTGCCAACAGTGGCAAGTGTTATCTGGTTGGCCTCGCCGTCACCGATGACCCGGCAAGCCTCGGCACCGAATACCTCGAATTCTGTAGCCGCGCCACGCAGAACCCGCTCGCCGGTAAAAAAGACCAGCCTGGCGATCTCTTCTCTGTGGCCTCACTGGCTGAGCTGGAATTTGAAGACGTTCCCGACACCATGCTCAACAGCCTGACCGACAAGGTAAAGGCCATTTTCAGCCGTAAACAGGCCAGCGACGACGCACGTCTTGCAGATGTGCATGAGGCTGTGACGACCGTCACCGAGCTGGTGCAAACCAACCTCACCGCCACCGACCAGCGCGTCACTGAGCTTGAGACCGAACTGGCTCAGCTTAAGCAGGACGTGACCAGCAAGGCCGAAGAAAGCGCGCAGGCGTTTAACGACCTCAAAAACTCCCTCGATAACACCGAAAGCCAGCGCCAGCCACGCCGCGAGCTTTCAAAAGGTGGTACGGGCGACGAGCTGCTGACCAACTGCTGATAACCCGCCGGGCGCGACGCCCGGCCTGATACCTATTACCCGAACAGGAAAAACCATGCGTAAACAAACCCGCTTTAAATTCAATGCCTACCTGACCCGCGTCGCGGAGCTGAACGACATTTCCACCGATGACGTGGCGAAGAAATTCACCGTCGAGCCGTCGGTCACGCAAACCATGATGGACACCGTGCAGGAATCGTCCTCATTCCTGACGAAAATCAACATCGTGCCGGTCGACGAGCTGAAAGGCGAAAAGGTCGGTGTGGGTGTTAACGGCACAATCGCGAGCACCGCCGATACTGACGGCGATGGCGAGCGTGAAACCGCTGATTTTACTGCGCTGGAGTCCAATAAATACGAATGCGCGCAGATTAACTTTGACTTCCATATCCGCTATAAGCAGCTCGACCTGTGGGCGCGATTCCAGGACTTCCAGACCCGTATCCGTAACGCCATTATCAAGCGTCAGGCGCTCGATTTCATCATGGCCGGTTTCAACGGTATTGAACGCGCCGCAAAATCTGACCGCAAAAAAAATCCGATGCTTCAGGATGTGGCGGTGGGCTGGTTGCAGAAGTACCGCAATGAAGCGCCAGCGCGCGTGATGTCAAAAATCACCGACGAGGAGGGCGCGGTCATTTCCGATGTGATCCGCGTGGGTAAAAACGGCGACTATGCGAACCTCGACGCGCTGGTCATGGATGCCACTGGCAACCTGATTGATGAGATTTATCAGGATGACCCGGAGCTGGTTGTCATCACCGGTCGCAAGCTGATGGCGGATAAATACTTCCCTATCGTCAATAAAGACCAGGACAACAGCGAGTCGCTGGCCGCTGACATCATCATCAGCCAGAAGCGAATCGGCAACCTGCCTGCCGTGCGCGTGCCTTACTTCCCGGCGAATGCCCTGATGGTGACGCGTCTCGATAACCTGTCTATCTACTTCATGGATGACGCGCATCGCCGCAGCATCATCGAAAACCCGAAGAAAGACCGCATCGAGAACTACGAGTCAATGAATACCGACTACGTGGTCGAGGCATACGCTGCCGGTTGCCTGATTGAAAATATCAAGCTCGGTGACTTCACCGCACCTGCTGCACCGGAAAGCGGAGAGTAAGCCATGACGAGTCCCGCAGCGCGTCACATGATGCGGGTCTCGGCCTCTGAAACAGCGCGGCGGGCTGCTGTCCCGCTGCGCAATGCAACTGCCTATGAGCAGATGCTCGTTAAGCTGGCCGCTGACAACCGCACGCTAAAACAAATCCGATCCAATGAGCGCAAGGCAGATAAAAAGCGTGAGCTGCTGCCGTTCTATCTGCCATGGGTGGCTGGCGTCCTCGCAAACGGCAAGGGCGCGCAGGATGACATCGTCATGACGGTTATGCTGTGGCGTCTCGATGCTGACGATATCGCCGGGGCGCTGGAAATTGCCCGTTACGCCATGACCTGGGGCCTGACCATGCCGACCGGTCGACGTCCGACGCCTTACCTGCTGGCCGAAGAGGGGGCATTGGCCGCGCAGCGCCTGCTCGCTGCAAAACAGCCGGTCGAACTGGCGAACCTGCTCGACACCATTGCGCTGACTGAACGCGCTGACATGCCCGATATCGTGCGCGCGAAGCTGCACAAAATCACCGGCTATGTCCTGCGTGATGCGAATCAACTGCCCGAGGCGCTGACGCACCTGCAACGTGCGATCCAGTTAGAACGCACAATCGGTGTGAAAAAGGATATCGAGCAGTTAGAGCGCCAGCTCAGGCCAAAACCCGAACCGGCACCGAAAACCAAAACGACTAAACCGCGCACGCGCAAACCTGCCGCCAAACCGGCGGCACGGCGCGGGCGTCCACCAAAGGCGGCAAAAGCCGCAGGTTAACCGAGCGCTCCCCGAGCCGGGCGGCACGCCGGTCAAAGCGGGTATCAATTGCCCTGACTGCGACCGGCGTCCACCGCCCACCTATTACCCGAGGTTGTCATGACGACGCTGATTATTGAGCAAAACAAAGAGCCGCAGGATGTGCCGGGCGTGGTGATACCGCCGCCGGGCGTGAGCGAGCCGGTAATCAAAAACACCCCGTTTTTTCCTGATGTTGACCCGAAGCACGTGCGTGAGGAAATGCGTTTAGAGCAGACCGTTTCCCCTGTGCGCCTGCGCCGGGCAATTAAGACCGCCATCGCAGAGACGAACGCGGAGCTGGGCGAATGGCGCGAGCGTCAGCTCGATGCAGGTTACGCCACGCTGGCGGATGTCCCGACCGACAGGCTCGACGGCGAAAGTGTGCGCGTATTCCATTACTTCAACGCCGTGTGTGCCATGACGACCGCCACGCTTTACGAGCGTTATCGCGGCGTGGATGCGACCGCCAGAGGTGACAAAAAGGCCGACAGCATCGACAGCACTATCGATGAAATGTGGCGGGATATGCGCTGGTCTGTGGCGCGCATCCAGGACAAAGCGCGCTGCATTGTGGGGCAAATCTGATGAAAGCGTATGCGCTACAGGGCGACACCCTCGACGCGATTTGTGTGCGGTACTACGGGCGCACCGAGGGCGTGGTCGAAACTGTCTTAGAAGCGAATCCCGGTCTGTCTGAGCTCGGCGTCATCCTGCCGCACGGCACGGCAATTGAACTGCCCGAGACCGACAGCGCGGCCAGAACCGAAACGGTGAATCTATGGGACTGAGTATGGAGAAAATCACCACGTTTATCGCCTACTGGCTGGCCGTCGCGCTGGCGTACCTCGGCGCAATATCGCCCGAAAAGATGGCGCTTTACGTGGGCGGCGGATGCGCCATTTTTACCGCGCTGACGAACTACTGGTTTAAGCGCAAAACGTACCTCTATCTGACGTCACTCGGACTCGACAAGGGGGCAATTCGTGAAATCAATCGTTAAACGTTGCAGTGTGGCCGCAGTGCTGGCGCTGGCGGCGCTGATGCCTGACTTTCGTCTGCTTAACACCTCGCCCGAGGGCCTGGCGCTTATTGCCGACCTCGAAGGTTGTCGCCTGACGCCTTACCAGTGCAGCGCGGGAGTGTGGACGTCAGGCATCGGCCACACTGCCGGTGTCGTCCCGAAAGGGGAAATCACAGAACGTCAGGCGGCGGCGAACCTCGTCGCGGATGTGATGAACGTCGAGAGGCGTCTCGCAGTCTGCGTGCCGGTAGAAATGCCGCAGCACATTTACGACGCGCTGGTCAGCTTCTCATTCAACGTGGGAACCGGCGCGGCCTGCCGGTCGACGCTGGTCTCGTATATCAAGCGACACCAATGGTGGCAGGCGGGCGACCAGCTCACCCGCTGGGTTTATGTGAATGGCTCAATCAATAAAGGGCTGGAAAATCGCCGCGCGCGTGAGCGTGCTTATTGTCTGAAAGGAGTTTCTCAATGAAAAAGTTTTTACGTTCACTGATTCTAGATGCCCTGCTGGCTGTATTCCTGCTGTGGGGGCTGGCTTCGCCGCAAAGTGCAGCACTTAATTTTGTTGCAGCGTGGGCGCTGTTTGGCTGTGTTGTCTGTATTGCGGCGAGTCTCGCCGGTGTGGCTGTTTTTGACCACTGGCTACGAAATGCGGGGAAAGGTATTCCGGTAAAACCCGAGATTATGAAAATCTTCCGCGCTGTTTTCTGTAACAAGCCCTCAAAGGCGCGTCGCGCATGGTCTCTTATTATTTTTGTCGTAACCATTGGATGTCTGCTCGGTGCTGGCTGGATCTTTACCGCGCTGCTTTACCTGATTTGCGTCCTGGCCTTTACGGGGGTGCGCACCTCATACCGTCAGCGCATTGAGGAGGCGGGGCTGTGTCCAGATTCATTGTGATGTTGATTGCCGCAGGTCTGGCGCTTGCGGCTGTGCTCTGGTTAAGGCATGAGAACGGTAATCTACGGCGCTCTTTTGACCGGGCAAATAAGGTCGCGACCGAACAGAAAAACGTGATCGGGATGCTGAAAAATCAGCTTTCCGTTTCGCAGGGAATTGCCAGGCGAAATGAAACCGCGCAGGTCAGCTTACGTGGTGAGCTGATTGCTGCCGGTGCGATGGCCGTGCGCCGGGAAGAAACCATTACGAGGCTGATGAATGAAAATGAAACGTTACGCCGCTGGTACAGCGCTGAGCTGCCTGATGTTGTGCGCAGGATGCACACCCGCGCCGGTTGCGACTCCGCCGGTCATTGTTTACAGCGCCTGCCCGAAAGTGAGCTATTGCCCGATGCCGGAAAGCGACCCGGCCACTAATGGCGACCTGAGTGCAGATATTCGCAGGCTTGAGAACGCGCTCGCCGCCTGCGCGTTACAGATTGAAACCGTCAAAGATTGTCAGGATAAACTCGATGAAGAAAGCAATCAGCCTGCGAAAAGCGCTAACTGACGCCGTCCCGCAGCTTAAAACCAATCCCGAGATGATGCGCATTTTTGCCGACGAGGGGAATATCGATGCACGGCTCGCGGCCTCCCTGTCCCACGAGAAAATTTACACCCTGAATGTCATCGTGTGTGATTTTGTGGGCGACCCTGATTCGATTTTCGTGCCGGTGGCCGCGTGGCTCAGGGAAAACCAGCCGGATATCTGCACGCTCGATGAGGGGCATAAAAAGGGCTACCGCTTCCAGATGGATTTAAACGACGGTGATACGGTTGATATCAGCATTAGCCTCCAGCTCACCGAGCGCACCATCATCAGGGAGGAAAACGGCGCGCTGCATGTGAGCTATGCCCCGGAGCCGCCACCGCCTGAACCCGTCACGCGTCCAAAAGAGCTCTATATCAACGGCGAACTGGTGAGTAAGTGGGATGAGTGAATTTAAGCCCTTTGATAACCAGCTCGCCGGGCTGCTTGCTGCCCTGTCACCCGCAGGGCGTCGGAAGCTTGCCGGTGAGATTGCGAAGCAACTCCGAACGGCGCAACAGCAACGTATCAAACAGCAAATAGCCCCGGATGGCTCACCGTATCAGGCGCGAAAGCGCCAGCCCCTGAGAGCCAAAAAAGGTCGAATTAAACGGGCAATGTTTCAAAAGCTGCGCACTAACCGGTACATGAAAGCCAGTGGCCGTGAAAACGGTGCTGTGGTGGAATTTACCGGAAAAGTGCAGCGTATCGCGCGTGTCCATCAGTACGGCCTCAAAGACCGGCCAAACGCGCACGCTCAGGATGTTCAGTACGCAGAGCGCCAGCTACTCGGATTTAGCCAGGCGGATAAACAGCTCGTCGAAACGCTGACTATCAAACATCTTAGCCGCTGATTGTTATCTAATTCCTTGTAAAAATCGTCTCTGTAATTTGAAGTGATTGTTTTTTTGCCCCCCTTAAAATGGGGGGCACTAACGTGACGAGTGGCAAGTTTAATGAGCACTATCAGAAGTCAAATGTGTTTTCTTCAATATCAAATTCAATTCCAGAACTAAGGCCTTTGACATGTATGTCAAATACGTCATTAATGAATTTTTCACCATCCCTTTCAAAGTTCAAGTCAATGTCTACTGAAAATTCCTTTTCTTGCTCATCTTGCTTAGTAATAGATTCGAACGTATAAAGCACACCGTCCTCTTTGTCATAATAACCATTTGCAGTGTCGGGACCAGTGGTTTCAACTGTGAACTTAACGGTGACATCGAAGTGAATTTGGCAGCTCTCATCATCCAGATGAATGATTTGAGGCTCGAAGTCGGATATTTCAGTAACTTCAAAACTATCAACTTCTGAATCTTCCCATGAAGAGCTATTATATGCCTCTGCATCATCTAGTTGCGTTTTAAGTTCTGCTTTAATTACATCGCGTTTGGTTTCTAAAAATTCCGCAACAAACTTCGCTCTGTCATCATTGTGTTTGTTATAAATATCCAGCAAGGAGCTTAGCGTGTCTACGTTTATGAAGTCATTATTTTCATCACAAAAATTTTTGTGGTCAGGGTCGTCAGATATAATATAAATCTTCTCTCCCTCGTTTAATGCCGCCCGTAACGCCAGTAATGTAAAGGCGTCACGAAATTCATTGGGCTTTTTAGCACTAAATGGACTGATTTCATTGAAATGCATTTCAATTACTTCATTTAGGTCTACATTCTTCATATCTAGTATTGAAGTTTCAGAATTTTCGATGAAGTTACTAAAGGCCTCCAGAGCTTTGGCTTCTATGTCATTATCATTAATATCTTTAAAAAGGTTTTGAATGTTATCATCTTCATACTCTCTCAATACTATAGCTTTACGACGAAAGTTTTTTATTCCTTTCAGTGCTTCCTTAATATGCTCTTTTATTTTTCTCTCAATTTCTTTGATAACAATAGTGGTAGTGATGTGATGAAGCTCACCTTTTTCACAAAGTTCTTCAAAGGATTTTATCGTCCTTGAGCCAAAATCGAGATTGGCTTTAACGAAAAACTCAGTATCAATAAATACATTGCGTGTGATTAATGGCATATCAGAATCCTTGTTTTAACTTCAGATACATTCGCACTTGTAAAAGTGAGTTCGACTATTGATGTTTAATGTTTTTCAAGTTTAAAGGCAAGTGATTAATTATTCATGAGAAGACCGACGTTTCCTATCAAAGAATCCCAAAATTTCACAATGTTGTGTCAAGTGTCATAAAACTTACATGCATTGCCGCTGGCCTTGCCCGGCGGCATCCTTCCCGTATGAATAATTTAAATTCTCTACAGGAAATCGCTCGCGCGATCCGCAACCTCATCCGCACCGGCATCGTGACCGACGTCGACCACGACGAGGGGCTGTGTCGTGTCCAGACCGGCGGCATGCAAACCACCTGGCTTAACTGGCTCACCTGTCGCGCCGGTCGCTCTCGCGTGTGGTGGGCTCCATCCGTTGGCGAGCAGGTGTTATTGCTGGCCATCGGCGGTGAACTCGATACGGCCTTTGTGCTGCCGGGCATTTTCTCAGATGACAATCCCGCGCCGTCAGCCTCACCCGATGCGCTTCACGTTACCTTCCCTGATGGCGCGGTCATTGAGTACGAACCCGAAAACAGTGCGCTTACCGTGTCTGGCATCAAAACCGCCAACGTCACCGCGTCGGATTCCATTACGACCACCGTGCCGGTGGTGCTGGTGAAAGCCTCGACCCGCATCACGCTCGATACGCCCGAGGTGGTGTGTACCAACAAACTGACGACCGGCACGCTCGAAGTGCAGAAAGGCGGGACGATGTCAGGGAACATCGAGCATACAGGCGGGTCACTGTCGTCAAATGGCAAAGTGCTGCACCTCCATAAACACCCGGGCGACAGTGGCGGGATAACGGGGGCACCGATATGACAGTGCGTTATCTGGGAATGAACAGCCAGACCGGCCTCAGTATCTCTGAGGTCGAGCATATCAGGCAAAGCGTGCGCGACATTCTCGTCACGCCGGTTGGCTCGCGTGTCATGCGCCGTGAATACGGCTCGCTTCTGTCTGCACTGATTGACCAGCCGCAGACACCGGCACTGCGATTGCAGATTATGGCCGCGTGCTATTCCGCGATCCAGAAGTGGGAGCCGCGCGTCAGTCTGACAACCATCACCTTTGAGCGGTCGGAGACCGACGGCGGGCTGTATGTCGATATCACCGGCACGCGCTCGGCTAACGGCCAGCCCTTTTCCCTCACCATTCCACTGAGTTAAACGCTATGGCAATTGTTGACCTTAACCAGCTCGCCGCGCCTGATGTCGTGGAAGTGCTGGACTATGAGACCATCCTCGCAGAGCGCAAGGCGACGCTCGTCTCGTTATACTCGGAGGAACAACAGGAGGCAGTCGCGCGCACGCTGACCCTCGAATCAGAGCCGATTGTTAAGCTGCTGGAGGAAAACGCCTATCGGGAGGTTATCTGGCGCCAGCGCGTCAACGAGGCCGCGCGTGCGGTCATGCTGGCGTATGCAGAAGATGCCGACCTTGACCAGATAGGCGGAAATTATAACGTCGAGCGCCTCGTCATCACCCCGGCAGACGACACGACGTTTCCGCCCACGCCAGCCGTAATGGAGTCGAATACAGACTACCGTCTGCGCATCCAACAGGCTTTTGAAGGACTGAGTACCGCAGGCTCAACAGGTGCATATCAGTTTCATGGCCGCAGCGCCGACGGGCGTGTCGCGGATATTTCCGTCATCAGTCCTGAGCCTGCGTGTGTGACCGTGTCCGTGCTGTCGCGTGAAAATAACGGCGTGGCCTCTGACGAGCTGCTCGCTATCGTGCGCGATGCCCTGAACGACGAGGACGTCAGGCCGGTGGCCGACCGCGTGACCGTGCAGTCAGCGAAAATCATCGACTACAAAATCACTGCATCGCTTTACCTTTACCCCGGCCCCGAAAGTGAGCCTGTGCTCAGTGCGGCAAAAGCAAAGTTACAGGCGTATATCACCGCGCAGCACCGGCTTGGGCGTGACATCCGTAAATCGGCCATCTATGCGGCGCTCCACGTCGAGGGCGTGCAGCGTGTCGAGCTGGCCGCGCCGGTGGCTGACATCGTTCTCGATGAAACGCAGGCGTCATGGTGCAGCGAGTACAGCGTCACCATAGGGGGTAATGATGAATGACACCCGACTGTTGCCGGTTGGCTCCTCGCCGCTTGAGTTGGCGGCGGCGCGCGCCTGCGCTGAAATCGAAAATACCCCCGTCCCCCTGCGCCGACTCTGGAGCCCGGACGACTGCCCGGCAAACCTCTTGCCGTGGCTGGCGTGGGCGTTTTCCGTTGACCGCTGGGATGAGAACTGGCCGGAGGCCACCAAACGGGATGTGATCCGCAATGCCTGGTATATCCACGCACACAAAGGAACGATTGGGGCAGTGCGCCGCGTCGTGGAGCCGCTCGGCTACCTGATAAACGTGTCTGAGTGGTGGCAGACAAACGATCCGCCCGGCACGTTTCGACTCGATATCGGTGTGCTGGAGACCGGCATCACCGAGGAAATGTATTACGAAATGGAGCGGCTTATTGCCGATGCAAAGCCAGCCAGCCGCCATCTTATCGGCCTCAATATTATTCAGGACATTCCCGGCTATCTGTACACCGGCGCCCTGAGCTATGACGGCGACATCATCACGGTTTACCCCGGATAAGTGAGAGCACAATGACAGTGAAATATAAAACGGTCATCACCAAAGCCGGTGCAATCAAGCTGGCCGCAGCGACCGTCCCGAACGGGAAAAAAGTCAATTTTACGGCGATGGCCGTCGGTGACGGCGGCGGTACGCTGCCGGTGCCTGACCCAAACCAGACAAAACTCGTTAAAGAGGTCTGGCGTCATGCGCTGAACAAAATCAGCCAGGACAATAAGCACAAAAATTATGTCGTGGCGGAGCTGCTCATCCCGCCTGAGACCGGCGGTTTCTGGATGCGTGAGCTCGGACTCTATGACGACACCGGCACGCTGATAGCGGTCGGTAATATGGCCGAAAGCTACAAGCCAGCGCTGGCGGAGGGGTCAGGCCGTGCGCAGACCGTGCGAATGGTAATTATGGTGAGCGACATCGAGTCAGTCGAGCTGACCATCGACACCTCAACGGTGATGGCAACGCAGGACTACGTCGACGACAAGCTCGCTGAGCATGAGCAGTCCCGCCGCCATCCTGACGCCACGCTCACCGCAAAGGGTTTTACTCAGCTCAGCAGCGCGACCGACAGCGTGTCTGAGAGCGTCGCAGCGACGCCGAAAGCGGTTAAAGCGGCGTATGACATTGCGAAGGGTAAATATACGGCTCAGGATGCCACCACGGCGAAAAAGGGTATCGTCCAGCTCAGTAGCGCGACCGACAGCACGTCTGAGAGCGTCGCAGCGACGCCGAAAGCGGTTAAGGCGGCGTATGACCTTGCGAAAGGGAAATATACGGCTCAGGACGCCACCACGGAGCAAAAGGGTATCGTCCAGCTCAGCAGCGCAACCGACAGCACGTCTGAGGCGCTGGCGGCAACGCCGAAAGCAGTTAAGGCCGCGAATGACAACGCTAACGGGCGCGTACCATCAGGGCGCAGGATTAATGGTCATGCGCTGACTGATGATTTTAATATCAGCGCGCAGGATATTTTCAACGGGCAGGCCGTGGCAATTGGCAATGCCGCCGACCTGAACGCCTACACCACGGCGGGACTTTATTACCAGCCAGCGAATGCGCAGGCTCAAACCGGCAGGAACTATCCAGAAGCTAACGCCGGTTCGCTGGAAGTTTATAAGCATGCCGGTATCACGCAGATTTACCGGATTTATAACAGCTCCCGCTCGTACATTCGCACGCTTTACAGCGGGGCGTGGTCAGCTTGGGTTAAACAGTATGATGCGTCCAATAAACCCTCCCCGGCTGATATTAATGCCGTGAATAAGGGCGGCGATACAATGACCGGGGGGCTTAAGATTCGCGCTGCTGATGCGTTGCGCATTTACGATGCGGCATACGGAATGATTTTTCGCCGTTCAGAAAATAATTTTTACCTGATTCCGACAGTAAAAGACCAGGGGGAAAATGGCGGCATAAGTTCACTGCGTCCATTTTATGCAGATCTCACTAATGGCAGAGTGACGCTGGGTAATGGTGCAGTCGTTACCGGCGGTCTTGGGCTGGGTGTAGTCAGCGGCCTTGGGGGGAACTCTATTGCTCTGGGGGATAATGACACCGGTTTCAAACAGAACGGAGATGGTGTGCTGGATGTTTATGCCAACAGCAAACAGGTAATGCGATTCCTGAACAGTGGCATAACGAGTTATATGCTCTTCAACATGAATGCAGGCGCATCAGTAAGCAGCACTCTCACCTTTAAAAACGGTAGCGGTATCACGTCAGAGAAAACTGGTGCCAACCCCCGAAACGGCCGAATTTACTGGGGCGGTGATGCGAGTCGCGGCAACAGGATAGAGTTTGCAGATGATGCCGGCTGGAAAGCTTACATTGAGCGTCATCCCTCAAACGGTGTTCAGTTAGTCGTTAACGGGCGAATCAATGGAAGTATTATTTATTCCAGTGGTGAAGTACAGGCAGGCGGAGGGAGTGCTCGTTTTGCAGCTGATGGAAATATATTCGGCTCAAAATGGGGCAATCAGTGGCTTGATGCATATCTGAGAAACACCTATCAGCCAAAGGGCAATTATACCCCGGCTGGTCAGGCCTATACCAAAGCAGAATCGGATGCGCGCTACGGGGTCGGTAAAACGACGACAGGAAATAACAGCGCTTATTATACTCACGGCAACGGCGCTGTCTTTATGCAGGCAGTAAGAAATATTGCTGTCGGTAATAATGCCACTGTAACCGTGACACTGCCTACATCTTTCCCTAACGGCATTCTCGGTACAGGGGTCAGTTTTTATGGTTCGGGTGGCAACAACTCCGACTCATATTATATGTGCACGCCGGTCAATAAAAATCAGGTGAAAATCCAGACCCGAAACTGTAACGGAACATTTTCACTTATCGTTTCGGGATATTGATATGAAGAAATATTTCAGTAATACAGAAAAAAGCTTTTACCTTGAGGAAACTGTTAAGGCATATCAGGCTCAGGATATTTCAGTACCGGCTGATCTGATGACCATATCCGATGACGAATATGAAGCTTTTATGGTTTCACCTGACCGAAAAGCGCCTCAGTACAATGTTGAATCAGAATGTATGGAATGGGTCGACATCGAACCACCTACACGCGAGGAAGCTATCGAAAAAGCTGAGTCATTAAAGGCGCAGCTCTTGTCTGTAGCAGCTCAGGCCATAGCCCCATTGCAGGATGCGGTCGATTTGTCGATGGCGACAGATGAGGAAATGGCGAGCCTGTCGGCGTGGAAGAAATACCGGGTTTTACTTAACCGGGTTGATACCAGTGAGCCTGACGAAATTGAATGGCCTGAATCGCCGTTAACAGAGTAATAAAAAACCCGCGTTAAGCGGGTTTAATCATAGGGGCATTCTTCATAGTCTTTTTCTGTTTCATCACCGACAAACAGTCTGAGCCAGCAAAAGCCAAAGAGCCACCATGCAGCCAGACAACCAATAACCCAGAGTAAAATCGTCATTATCGCTTCCTCGTTAATGGCGAAACGATAGCGACAATACCCATTCATTGATAATGGTTATCAGCGATCGATTAACCGTGATTGATCGCTGATAACGATCAATGACGCTTTCCTCACATGGCAACCGGTCACTGCGCGTTGTGCTGTCACTTCCCCAACGGCCTTTCGTTTCTCACACCTCACACACAACAGAAAATAGTTGCACCCCTTAACCACGGAGTTAAACGGATGAGCGACTATCATCACGGCGTCGAGGTCATCGAGATTAACGATGGCACGCGCACCATTTCCACCGTTTCGACGGCTATCATCGGCATGGTCTGCACCGCCAGCGATGCTGACGATTCAACATTCCCGCTAAATGAGCCGGTGCTGATTACCAGCGTGCAGAACGCTATCGGTAAAGCCGGTAAGCTCGGCACCCTGTCAAAATCCCTGCAAGCCATTGCCGACCAGTGCAAGCCGGTCGTTGTGGTTGTGCGCGTTGCCGAAGGTATTGAAGACCCGGACGACCCGGAAGCAGCGCAGAAAGAAACCATTTCCAACATCATCGGCACGACCGACGAAAACGGCAAATACACTGGGCTTAAAGCGCTGTTGACCGCCAAAACCGTCACCGGCGTCAAGCCGCGTATTCTCGGCGTGCCGGGGCTGGATTCTCTGGAAGTGGCGACCGCGCTCGCGGCGACCTGTCAGAGCCTGCGCGCGTTTGGCTATATCAGCGCGTGGGGCTGCAAGACCATTTCCGAAGCCATCGCCTACCGTGAGAATTTCAGCCAGCGCGAGCTGATGGTCATTCACCCTGATTTTCTGGCGTGGGACACCACGGCGAATCAGACCGATATAGCATGGGCGACCGCCCGCGCGCTCGGCCTGCGTGCCAAAATCGACCAGGAGACGGGCTGGCACAAAACGCTGTCTAACGTCGGCGTGAATGGCGTCACCGGCGTCAGTGCCTCGGTCTCGTGGGACTTGCAGGAGAAGGCCACCGACGCGAACCTGTTGAATCAGGCCGGTGTCACGACGTTGATCCGTAACGACGGATTTAAATTCTGGGGCAACCGTACCTGTTCCGACGATCCGTTATTCCTCTTTGAAAACTACACCCGCACGGCGCAGGTGCTGGCCGACACGATGGCGGAGGCGCACGCCTGGGCGATTGATAAACCCGTCACCGCAACGCTTATCCGCGACATCGTCGCCGGTATCAA